CCAGTGAGATCAAAATGAAAAAGGCGAAGCCCAAGTCGAAAGTAAACGCGTCGGGCAACTACACAAAGCCAACCATGAGGAAGCGTCTCTTTGAAAAGATTAAAGCCGGCGGTAAAGGCGGCAAGCCGGGTCAGTGGTCAGCTAGGAAGGCGCAGATGTTGGCTAAGCAGTACAAGGACAACGGCGGAGGCTACAAAAACTGATGGCACTGAAAAAACCACAGAAGAGCCTGAAGAAGTGGACGGCGCAGAAATGGCGCACCAAGTCAGGAAAGCCCTCGACGCAGGGCTCTAAAGCGACGGGCGAGCGATACCTACCTGAGAAGGCCATAAAAAGCCTCTCAGCGAAAGAGTACGCTGCGACCACCCGTAAGAAGCGGGCTGATACAAAAGCCGGCAAACAGCATTCTAGCCAGCCTAAGAAGGTGGCTACTAAAACCCGACGACATAGGAAGTAATCATGATGAAACCATGTAAGGGCTGTACTAGCCCCGCCAAGTGTAAGAAAGCTGGCAAGTGTATGAAGAAAGGTTTACCTAAGCGTGGTATGCGAGCTGCGAAAAACAAGGCGTACAAAAAGTAAAATGGATATAACGATCGAGCGCTTCTGTTATCACCCCGAGGGCACTCTAGGCGTCTGTAAGGTCGCTGGTGAAACGTTCTATACCATAGAGCGTCCTTGGCTTGATAACGCACCAAATGTCTCCTGCATCCCTACAGGCAGCTACAGCATGACGTGGCGCGAAAGCCCACGCTTTGGCTGGACGTGGATGCTCGAGGATGTCCCGGGTAGAACTTATATCTTGATCCATGTAGCAAATTACGCATCAGACGTACAAGGCTGCATTGGTATGGGCACTAGTTTGATGGGAGATCGCATAGCCGTAAGCAATAGTAGAAAAGCGGTTGCTGCATTTGAGGAAGCGACTCAGGGGGAGTCGTGCCAAGTAAGAATAAGCAATGCACCGTATGCGGCGTTGTAAAGCCATCATCAGAATTTGAAGGCCGGCGGACATTGTGCCGCTTGTGTTATGGCGATCATAGAAGGCGAAGCGAAAGCAGAACCGCATCAGCGTGGCTAAGAAGTCGGATACGTGTAGCGAGAAGGCGCACCGTTGATTCGGATCGCGAGTTTTCAGATGACGTAACGGTAGAAGCTCTGCTTGAGATTCTAAAAAAGCAGAAGGGTTTATGTGCCCTGAGCGGCATCCCCATGACACACGGAAAGACGGTCATGGAAACCGCCATAAGTATAGATCGGATTGACAGTAGTGTTGGATACCGGGTGAACAATATTCAGCTAGTTTGCCATCGGATAAACGTTATGAAGATGGACATGGACGATAACAGCCTATGGTGGTGGGCTAAAAATTTGGTGATGCATGACGAGCGACGAGAAGATAGTGCAGGCAGCGAGGAAGCTGAAGAGTAACTTTCCGCTGTACGCAAAAAATATACTGAGAATTGTAAACAAAGAGGGGACGATAACCCCCTTTGAGCTAAATGCAGGCCAGCGATGGATGCATCAAACCCTCGATAATCAGTTAGAAAAGCAGGGGAATATTCGCGCCCTAGTTTTAAAAGCCCGGCAGGTAGGCATATCGACCTATGTGGAGGGGCGATTCTTCTGGAAAATCACACAAAATCGAAACGCTAACGCGTTTGTACTCTCGCATCTGGCCGAGTCGACGAACTCCATCTTCAATATGGTGCGTCAATTTTATGACCATATCCCCCACCCCGCTTTTAAACCCGGACTGGCATCGCAATCTGCGAGCACCCTAGCATTCGAGGGACTGAACAGTCGGTACAGGGTTGGTACAGCAAGATCGACTCAGACCGGCCGGGGACAGACAAACCGATTCGTGCACGGGTCGGAGGTCGCGTTTTATCCACAGGGTTCAGATATTGTCGCGGGTCTGCTGCAGACGGTGGGCGGAAAAGGCTCTGAGGTTATTTTGGAATCCACGGCGAACGGTGCCGGCGGGTGGTTTTACGATCAGGTGATGAAGTCCCTTAGGGGCGAAACTGAATGGGTCGTGTGCTTTATACCGTGGTACTGGATGCCGGAGTACCGCCGGAAAGTAAACCCGTACTTCGAGCGCACCCCCGAGGAAGAAAAATTAGCGCAGGCCTACAAGCTAGACGATGAGCAGTTGATGTTCCGCCGCGCAAAACTTGACGAGCTGGGATCATCTGATTTGTTCCGGCAAGAATATCCGAGCACCCCGCTCGAAGCTTTTTTGACGTCGGGCCGTTGCTTTGTAGAGGACGCAGTACTTCGAGATGCTGAAGACAACTGCTACACCCCTGACTTCCGGGGCGATTACCGTGCAGGAATCTTAGAAAACTACTCTCATGGGCCTTATAAAGAATGGTGCAGCCCAAACCCCGACGAGAGCTATGTGATTGGGGTGGACGTGGCTGAGGGTCTTAGCTATGGCGACTACAGTTGCGCTCAGGTGCTGGACTCTTTGGGCAACCAAGTGGCGTGCTATCACGGGCATATCGACCCTTTTGAGTACGCTAATTTCTTAGGCAAGCTAGGTGACCGCTGGAACCGGGCTTACATGGTGGTCGAAAGAAACAACCACGGCCTGACTACATTACGCCGGCTGCAGGAAATCCAATACCCGAATCTGTTTGTGGAAAGTTCTGTGGATGGCGCATACGGGGACAAGCTTACAAAGCGTGGTGGTTTCTTAACTACATCAAAGACAAAACCGCTGATTATCGACAACCTTGCCGCCCTACTTCGGCAGCGTGAAGGGGGTGTCGCAGACATCGAGTTAGTTAATGAATTACGAACGTATGTTATTGATGATAAAGGGAGTTTCAATTCTCAGCAGGGATGCTATGATGATAGGGTGATGGCGTATGCCATCGCTTTGCATGGATTAGCCTCAATGCCTCGACCTCGCATTCATATTGCGCGTCGTGGCTTTAAGAGTTTGGACTCGACAGTGGGCTACTAAATGCAAGATCCAGCAGAGTTGTACGAAGTAGAAGAGATCGTGTCAGATGATGATCTGGATGGGCAGCAGGAACAAGAGCTGCAAAGTCTTGGTCACCGTCTGAAAGACATCTTCCAAGAGTACAAAGACGCACGCAAAGAGACAGAAAACGAATGGCTTAAAGATCTGCGCCAATACAACGGGCAGTATGAGCCAGATGTTCTTGCGCGCCTGAATGATGCTGGGGGCGCCCGCTCCAAAGTTTTTGTAGGCCTGACTCGAACCAAGGTCATGGCCGCATACTCTCGTATTGTCGACCTATTATTTCAGCACGGTGATCTTTACTTCGCTGTGCAACCTACTCCGATCGCAACAATCGATCCGCTGACTGCAGCAAAAATGCGACAGCAAGCAATGCAGGAGGTCATGATGGCTTCAGGCATCGCCGACCCAATGCAAAACCAAGACCTCATGCAGCAGCGTATGGCTGAGCTGGAGGAAGGTTTCAAAGAGGTCGAGCAAAAGATGGCTGCGGAAGCTGCCAAGAACATGACCACTGAGATTCAGGACCAGCTAGTTGAAGCCGGTGCAGACCAAAAGCTGAAGCAGTCTATTTTAGAGGCGTGTATTTTTGGCTCGGGTGCAGTCAAAGCGGGCACTGTTCGTATCGATACAAAGCAGTCATACGGGAAAATGATCGATCCTGAAAGCGGCGCACAGACCTACGCACTGAGCGTAGTTGAGACGCCAGTCCCCGACTTAGAAAGCGTATCGATATTTGACCTTTATGTCGACCCTTACTGCACCACTTTGGATGATTGTAACGGCCTATTTCGACGTCATGTGTTGACCCGTCGCCAGTTTAGAGACTTGGCTGACCTCCCCGGCTTTGACGGTGAGATGGTCCGGTACATGCTTAAGATTAACCGCAGAGGTAATCATGTTGAGGAAGAGCATGAAAGAACACTTCGTAGGATTGCTGGCATTAGGGATCATGCTGAGTCTAATCGTTTTGAAGTATTTGAATACTGGGGTGATGTCGATGGCTACGCTTTAGAAGAGCATGGCATTGATGTCCCTGAGGGCATGGAGCTCAGCGACCAGTTCTCTGCTTGCGTATGGTTGTGCGATAGCAAGATCTTGAAGGTGATGCTGAATCCTGTTGCGGGCTACAAAATTCCGTACCACATCTTCCCGTATGAGCGTAATCCGCATCAGTTCTGGGGGATTGGTGTACCTCGAATGATGCGTGACAGCCAAACAACAATGAATGCTGCTGTCCGTATCTGGCTAGACAACATGGCTTTGTCGTCCGGCCCAATGGTTGAGGTAAATACAGACTTGCTTGCAGCAGGAGAAGACCCGACAGACATCCACCCTTGGCGAGTATTCTTGCGCGAGGGTGGAGACGGTTCTATGCCTGCTGTGCGTTGGTATCAGCCTGTTGCTAATGCTAACGGTTTAAACCAGATCGTTGAGATTTTCCGCCGATTTGCAGACGAGACTACCAGCCTGCCCTCCTACACTCATGGTGAGCAGACCGCGTCTCTTAACAAGACGGCCACAGGTATATCTATGCTCATGGGTGCTGCGAACGTGGCGCTTAAGAGCACCATTAAAAACATTGATGACTTCCTTCTGGAGCCAATGATTGAAGCAATGTTCCATTGGAATATGGAGTTCAATCCTCGGGAAGAAATCAAGGGCGATCTTAGGATCGTTGCGAGAGGTAGCACCGCTCTCGTGCAAAAAGAAGTGCAAAGTCAGCGACTGCTTCAGTTCCTATCGCTGGTTTCTAACCCCATGGATGCGGCTTTGGTGGATCGACCTAGTTTGTTGCGCGACATCGCGCAGACATTAGATATCGACCCGGATGAAATTATTAAGTCTGAAGAGAGGTTGCAAGCTGAACAAGCACTCCAAAATCAAATGCTCGCCGGAGCAGGCCCGGGCGGTGATGGAGCTCCGGCTCAGCCCGGCATGGTCCCTGATATCGGACCTGCTGGCGTCCCGATTGGCTGACGCTAGAGACCGGCTAGAGCAATCAGACGAGAAGAATTTTAGGTTTGAGCAAGGCCGCGTAACTGAGTTGCGCTTCATGCTCGAACTTGAAGATACCGCGAAAGCGGTACTAGACCGAGAGCGGACCCCTAACCGGACATCCGCAATTACTTAACGGACATCCCTTTGTGGACCCGAGGAAAAATATATGGCTAGTAGAAATGACCCTGAGCGTTTAGAAGCTGAAGCACGAGAAATGCTCAGCAAGCTGACAGAAACGGAAGCGGAATCTCCTGTCGACGAGGAGCAAACCGAACAAGTGGAAGCGCTTGCTGAAGAGACCCCCGAGCCTACGGATACGGTCGAAGTTGAAAGTGTGGATGAGGCTCCAGCATTTGAGGAAGAGGAACGCGGCGAAGTATCCCAAATGCAGGATCAGCTAGATAAAGCTGAGAAAGCGATGAAAGGCGCTCAAGCGAGGATGACCAAAGCAACCCAAGAGGCTGCTGATCTCCGCAAGTTAAATGCGGATTTGATGCAGGCTGTTGGCGAACTTAAAGGTCAGCTAGAGGAGAGGCAGAAAGACAATGAGCAACTGGCGAAAATCCGGGAGGAATATCCCGACATAGCCGGCCCGCTCCTTGACGAGTTAAGTCGAACCCAAGCAGAGGTTTCAAGCACCAAGGATGCCTTGGCTGCCGAAGAACGCAGACGACAGGAAGCCGTTTCAGCACAAGCACAGGCTGAGCATTTTGACCGAATCCGAGCGGTCCACCCCGATGTAGATCAACTGATCGAAACCGCGGACTGGATCAATTGGCTAGAGGTTCAGGATCCTCGGACTCACGAGTGGGTGGAACGCGGATCTTCTAACGATGTCAATGCGATTTTGACGCGGTTCAAAGCTGATATGGGCATGAAGCCACCCACGCCGCAAGAGCAGG